ATGATCGCAAGCAACTACCGCAAATTTCCTGAAGCTCTGGCGCTGCAGATGCCTTTGCAGTTCGGGCGCTTGCTGGTGTGGGCCACGTCGCGGCCCACGACGCGGCTGCTGCGGGCGATCAGGGCCGAGCGTGGCGCGGCTTTCAAGGCTGCGGGCCGGCTGGCCTATCCAGTGCGCAAGACCACGCCGAGCTGGGCGCGTGAGCTGGCGAAGAAGGTGCGCGACCTGGGCAAGCTGGTGAAGGCTGCGCAGGTGGCGCTGGTGTTCTCTGAGCCGGTGAAGCGCAAGGGCTTCGGCGGGCACATCGACCGCATGCTGGCGATGCGCCCACTGGCCCGCTGCCCTATCGCGATCAGCGCGTGAATTGTCATGGCCAGATCCGTTTAGACGACATTTGGTCATCCGGTAAAGTGCCGGTATGGACTTTGTAACGTTGGCGGTCCAATGGGCCGCAATGCATCCGTGGTTGACGTCGGCTGGAATGGTGATCCTGGCGGTAGCACTCTTTGCGGGGTCTGCTCGGCTCTTGGGTTCACGACGCCGGGCAAATATGCAGCAGCTTCGGATACTGCCGAAGGGGAAACAGAAGGACTGGCGCTCGACGGTCTATAACCCCGTTCAATTCCGGCGCCCGAAGCGCTAGAGCGGCCTGATTGAACCTCCACCACAACCGGCCTATCCTGGGCGCCCTGGGCCAGCATGGGAGAGTCACAGGTAATGGCCTGGGCCTTGCCCTTCCACCGCAAAGTGCCGGCGCAATCCGTGAGCGGTTGCCACGTGTAGCCCATTGCCTTTAAGTCTCTGCTGTCGATCGTGCTGATGCGTTGGCCCGAGTTAGAAACGGCGAAGGTGTACACCGTTTGAGAGCCCATGGTGATGCGGCCAGTAAGGTGGATTCCCTTGCTCGCATAGGGCTCTGGCGTTGCGTCAGGATCAGCGCTGGAGGCAGCTTGTGCAGGTGATGGCGCCTGAGCCTCGGTGGCGGTTTTGATGACCTGGGCGGGCTGATCTGGTGAGCGCAAGGTGCCACCCGGTGGAACGGCCTTGAGGTCTTTGGTCCACTGCATATCGGAGGTCTTTTGCACCTTGCTCTTTGGGTCCGACTTGGGCCAGAACATCCAGGCTATGACGATGGCCGTGAATATCCAAAACCCCCATGTGAAGCGGCGCAGCTTGACGCTCAGCGGGGCCACGTCCTGGGCGCCTGATTCGGCAACGCTGTTCCCTTGGGTGTGGCTCTTATAAAGCGGGAAATACTGCTTCTTGTAGGGACGCTCCTCAACGCTGATGACTGCGCCGCGATAGCCCGCATGCACCTTGCGGATGTAGCAATCCTTCTTGCCGAGAATGTCCGCTTTACGGCAGCGCACCAGCATTGCCATAAGGCGAGCGATGGGCTGATTGATGTCCCTAAAGCTCTGCGTCATCAACAAGATGTCGCAGTTGAAATGCCGGTGGAGCTTGAAGAACTCGACAACCTCTTTTGAGGTGCCGACAGTGGGCAATGCAAGGTGGCATTCATCGATGATGAACACTGGGCCTTGCCCAGTTTCAGGGTGCTTCCACGTGCTGTAGTAGTCCCAAACGTGCCCAAAGACAGAAACCGACTCCGTGGGCTTATGGTGCGTTGACGGGTCTTCAAACAACATGAAAGCGTTGCCGTTTCCATCATCGTCCATGGCGTCGGCGTCCCACTTGCCCATCACTGGCTTTGGCCTACGGCGTAGCTCGATGAGGTGGGTATAGCCGGGATCGATGGCCGCAAACATTTCCACGATCAGCGGCAGGTTTGTGATGACCTTGCGCCCCTGCTGCAACATGGGCAGAACGTGGTAGACGACAGCCTCATAGCTCTTGCCAGAGCCTGGGATTCCTTCAAGGCCGTTGATCATGATCCGAGCCTTACGAAGGGAATCAACTGCAGTACGAGCCGTACGCCAATAGCTGCAACGATGATGGCCGAAGCAGTGCCGATTCCAAGGAGGCCGAGGATGTTCAACAGCTCAGCGGGCAGCGATCCCCAGGCACCGACCTGGGAGGCTAGACCGGTCATGTCGATGGCCTGGATGGCAGACACGACGATATCCATGAGCTGCTCGAAAGGCCAGCAGGCAGCATCCCGGATGAAGTCCCAGCCAGCCGTCATAACGGCCTTGTAGAGGTTCCCTATCCACGTGAGGACCGCCGAAATCTTGGCGATGATGAGATTGAAGAACTTAGCCAGCATGTCAGCCGCCGAAGATCAGAGAGCGGGCCAGCATCAGCGCTGAAATGATGATGATGGTTTTTGCAACGTCCCATATCCAGCAAGGGGGGGCCACGTTGTATTCACCGTAGCTTGCCCATGAAGCGAAGTTCAATGGAATCACCCAGGAAGGGCAGGCACCTGCAGTGAGAGTCGTGGGCATAAGCTGCTCAGCGAGTGTGAAGGTGCTGGACTGCTTGATCTGCTGACTCTTTTGGTTCCAGATGCCTGTAAGCCCTTCGGGGTATTTGCGCTCATAGAGCATTGGAATAGGAGGCAAACCAACATCGTTGATTTCACCGTTTTCACACGCGACGATGCCTGGGTTCTTCTCGCAAAGATCGGGCTGCTCGGTCTGGTCTTCTGGCTTTGTGCCTGGTTCGTTTTCAGGCTGCGTAGCGGGGTCTTTGGTGGGCTGTGGACGTGCGACAGGTTGATAGTCCACACGCCAAGGCTCGCTGACAGTGGGGCTAGGAACGATTCGCACGCCGGGCTGATACCAGGGCTGATTTTCTGGGCTAATGGGGGCGTTGGGGTCGTAGTTGGGGTTTGGCTGAGGGTCACCAGTTGGAACGAATCGAGGACGATGCTGGGGATTTGCGCCGGGGTCAGGGTTGATCCAGGGCGAAGGCTGCTCAATAGGCAGAGGGGTTGGCTGTGGCAGTTCCTGAGGTACGTTCTCTGGCATCTGAGGAGATCCAGGGGTGGAAATATCAGGGGCAAGAATTCGCTCAAACTCCTCCTTTGTCAAAGGACGAGCAGGACCTGAATGATCAGACATTGGCTTTTGGACAAAAACCTGATCTGTAGAGCGATCACTTCCATGCCATTGGCGCGCGAGCTGTGTAGCGCCAAACTGGCACTTATCGTTGACGATCTTCTTCCAGGGAGTGACACGATGAGCAACGTCATAAGCACCGTTACCGCCTAGCGAGCCAAGCCAGGACTCGTACGCGGATTGGTCACCACCAGAAAGATTACAAGAGGTCTCTGGGTTAGGGGCGGTACTGATCCAAGAACCACTGCCAATGTCGTAGGCAACTTTTGCGACACCGAGCCAAGTAGCAATTGCAGCCCCGACGCGAACGTAAGGGTTTGCAAAAATGGCTGCTGCAGCAATTCGAGGTGCATTGGCAGCAAGACGATAGGCAGCTGGCATCTTGACGGCCTGACCTCCGACAGTAGCTGTAGGGCCGTTCGGACTAAAGATGATGCGGCCAAAGCTGGCGTCATTTGCTGCTGGAGCATATCCGCCAGGGCTCCAGCCTGGAGGAGGTTTTAACTGCGCGTACCCAGCGTTAGCAGATACACAAAATAAGGCTGCAGCGGCGACAGTGAGCAGTTTTTTAATCATCGTCAATTGCTCCTGAATCCAAGCACAAAGCAGACGGCGCCCATGCCGCCCAAGATGGCCATAAGGCCCCAGAACAGGACGACATGAGCGCCGATCAGCATGGGACCGCCTTAGACCTTGCGGATCACACGCTTGGCAACATCGGGACCCTTCATTGCGAGGGCGATGCCGACGATGATCAGGCACACGGCGATGATCGAGGCAGTGACACCATCGAGGCCGATAGCTTCGAGCATCTGATTGATGGGATTGGTTGCGGTCTGGGCCATGGCGGCGGTGCCGAAGGCTCCAGCACTCACGGCCACCAGTGCGCGGGAGCCGTACTTCTTGATTTGCTTGAACGTTTGCATTTGAGTTTCCTTTGAGTTGATGAAGTGATGCCGGAAATCGACACCGCGAAGCCGCGAGGGCTTGACGCTGGCGACTGCTAGAGCTTTTTGATCAGGCCGATGGCGAGGGATGCACCCCAGCCCAAAAGGAAGGAGCCCAGCACGAAGGCGAAGCCCCAAGAGATGACGTAAAGCACCGTTGGGGGGTCAATGCCAAGCTGGGCGAGGTCCATCAGATCGGACATGGAAACCCACGCGGTGGAGGCTTCGGGGCAAGGGTTGACCTCGGAGTAGCAGACGAGGAAGCGCATCACGCAAACCACTCATCTGTGGGGGAGGATTCGCCGCATTCAGGACAGCCGCAGGCGTTGTCATCGCCCTCGACTTCTTGAACATGGTCGTAGCCAATAAGGGCGCCGCACTTGGGGCACTCCAGTTCGATTTCATCCATGGGTGGGCTCCTGCTTTTTGTAGAGGTCATCGAGGTCGATGACTTGGGGTCGGTGGAAAGGCTCGGTGTGGTCTTCGATGAGTTGCACACAGGTTTCGAGGTCTTCCACGATGGCGGCTTCGCAGAGCAACATGACCCACTCCGGCTGGCCGTCCTCGAAAGACGGCGCGAGGAAAGCGCCTGTTGTGCGGGACTGGATCACGTTGCGCATGGCTTGCCTTTGGCCTTACGCGGCCTTGGCCTGGGCTGCGGGTTTGATAGCCAGCAGCGTGAGCTTTGTGCTGTTGTCGGCACCGGCCACGATGTCGAATTCGCACTCGCACATCACGCCACCGAGGGGCCACGAATTCTTGAGGTGTGCCCACTTCTGGAACTCAGTAGAGTCGCCCAGCTTGAACGGGCGAGTGACTACGCCGATGCTTTCACCGCTGGAGGACTGCGCAATGTCCACCGACAGGTGAAAGGTGGTGGAGTCGAAGGCGCGGCCCTCATAGTCGCCCTTGGATTGCTTGAGGCCGTGCAGCACGGCTTTGCTGGTCATTTTCATGGTTGGTCTTTCGTGGCCTGGGTTAGTGGGCGTACGCGGCGTGGCCAGCACCGGAGCCCGAGATTTTTTTGAACATCTGCTGATAGATGCGCTCGACTTCGGAGCGCTTGAACTTGGACAGCCGACCGGGCATCTCTGCGCAGTTCTCGATGAATTGCATGAGGGTTTCGCGGTCCATGTAGAGGAACGCGAGCGCGGCTGATTTGCCTGCAGTGGAGAAGAACCAACGGGCGTTGCGCGTGCACTCAGCCATGAGCGTTTCGAGCGGCAGGCGCGGCTCTGTTTTGATGGGCTCTGGCGATGCAATAGCACCGTGTTCAGCCAGCATCAGGGCATGCCAATCACTGGCACCTGCGAAGAAGTCAGCGGGCCTGCGAAGAATGTCGGTAGGGAGCAGGCGCTTTTGGTTTCCATAGCGCAACTCAATCCGCTGCCAGCCGGTGGCGTCCTGTTTGCCGTAGAGCTGCACGCCCTTGTCATAGACGTTGGTTTGCTTGCCTGCGGCCTTGCTGCCGAAGTAGAAGGAGCGACCCACACCACCAGCGCGCCATGCGCCCACGCAGTTGTGTTCGGGCCGGTGGCCGTAGTGGTCCATAGCTCCGGCGTCGTAGTCGCTGGCAACGCGGTCCATACCACCGCTGATGCCATCGAAGAAGTCCAGGGCCAGATCGCAGCGCGTGACCAGGGCGCGATGTTCGTCCATGTAATCGGCCATGCGTGGTGCCCAGCCTGGGGCAGCAAACGTGCAGGCGACGCCGTACAGGTTGCAATGAATGGTCTTTGACTGGGCGCGCTGCCGTGGGCTTTCGCCGGAGGCGAGGAAGCCGACCCAGCCGCATTCATTGCCTGCGCGCAGGATGCTCCAGCGGTGGCGGTAGAAGTCGTGCCCCTTCTTCATTTCGGGGTCCACGGTGAAGCCTTCACCGAGGATTTCGCACACGTTGTTGGCAAGCTCAAGCGCTTGTGTGCTGGCGGCAAAGTCAGGGTCTGGAATATCGCGCAGCAGGTGGCAGAGCTTGGCGCGGCGGCGGTCGTCTTCGCTCAGTTGATGCTCTGAGCGCAAATCGAACTCCGAAGACTGGGCGGGCGGGAAAAGATGCTCGACCGTGGGGATGGGAGCGAAACGCAGATTGACGGTGAAGCGGAGCCAATCGACATGAACGGGCGAGCCGGTTTGGACGCGCTCCGCTTGCAAACGGAGCTTGACCTCATTGCCCTCTAGAACGAGCGATGTGGGGTGGGTCATGCTGCGCCCCCTGGAAAGTTGTCCCCGTGATTACCATCGGGGACCGAAGCTGTCTGAGGTGCTACGCACCCCCCAAAATTGATAGCAAAAGATTGCGCTTCGCGCGCGGCATCCCCCCCGCTGGCGCGGGGCCCCTCCGCGCGCTGCGCTTCAATCGCAGCGACGCGGCGCGCGTGATCGAAAAGATCGCGGTGCGGGTGCTTGTCGAGGGCTGCGGCTATCTGCAGCCATGCGGAGCGATTGGCTGCGCTGGTCATGCTTGAGCCCATGCCTTGAAAGCAGCACGCTTGGAAGCAGCGCGGGCAGGCGCAGCCAGGTCGCTGTTACTGCGGACCTGGGCGGCTGTAACAGTGGACGTCGCGCAGCTGGCTGTAACTGCTGCGGCCGGCGGCTGTAACAGTAAGCCGGCGCACTTGGCGGCTACATCGACAAGGAAGCGGGCGAACGCTGGGGGTGTGCGCTCGCGATCTGCGGGAGAGAGGTGCAGCGTGCGGCCTTCAGCTCGGTGTAACTGGACGGGCAGCTCACCCAACTCTTCGCGGCTGCAGCCGACGATATAGAGATATGTCGGCTTGGGTGCAGCGTGGCCCCACCAGCCCTGATCGACAAGCAATGTCCACCCGCCCCAGGCATCCACCTTGCCTGGGTGTGGAAGCTCTGCAGCATGCCAAAGGGTGCTGCCCCATGGGTGTTCCAGTACACCGCCACAGCGGCGCACCTGTTCAACGGCGAACAGAGCCAGGGCTTTTTCATCGGGGCGAGGTTTTGCCCAGTGACGCAGACGACCCCAGCCACGGCATGGGGGATGGCAAACAACGGGATTGGCGCCTGTGTAGCCGCGTGCATCGCGCTGGGCGTCCCACACGTCGTCCACCAGGTCGAAGTAACAGGAATCGGAGCGGGCGAAAAGGACTGATACGCCAGGTCGCTGTAACACCGAGCTGGAGAACAGGTCCAGCATGCCCGCGCCGGATTGCATCAGCACCTTGCTCATTCTTGTGCTCCAGTCGTGGGCCGAGCCACTCTCAAGGCAAACGACCCCACGGCCAATAGACCGAAGACAGCGACAAAAAACAGCATTGCGCAGCCGAGAACGAAATGGGCAAGGTTCAAGGCCTCGATAGCTTGAAAGCTCATAGCGATTACCCCTTGATCTCGATACGCGACCAGCGCAACACGGAGGAAGAGACCTTGACGTAA